TTCGTGTCGCGGGATTGAAAGCAGCGGCAGGGCGCCGCCCGGGCCCAGGCCATGCAGATGGTGAATCATCAGCGTGATGGCCTCGCCCTGTTCCTCGATGCCGCTCCAGGCCATCAGCTCAGCCAAGGCCTGGCGCGTACCGGGCAGGCAGTGAAGCCGTATTTCCTCTTCGCCGCGGCTCTTTCGCTTCGCCGCGGTCTTCGCTGAGCGTTCTTTTTGAGCAGCAGCCATGGCCGTTCTCCGTTATTCCACTGGCCGGCAGCGCCAACCAGGTCTGTCGTTTGCGTTGCTGGGTGCGGAAACGTCTCACGCTGCTACCTTGACCTGATTCCAGGCGCCGGCGGCGGCAAACACTTTCGCGGCCTGAGCCTCGTCCAGCGATACCGAACTTGGAATTGCAATCCAGCCGTAGGCCACCAGGTGCTGCGGGTTGCAGCTATCGCGAACCTGGGTGTAGTACTGCTCGATCACCTCGGTGAGCTGGCTGGCTAGGTACATCCCGTTTGGCGCGATCTCCAAGGACTTAAGGTATTCGCTGCCGTCCTGCCTGACGCACATGCCGCTGATGTAGATCGTCCAGTTGTGGGCGACATCGAAGATCGCATCGACGACGTGTCGGCTGCGGATAACCCTGGATGTCTTCCAGTTGAACATCCACTGCCGGCCGCTGGGGTCGATGTTGACCACGCACACATGGTTGGTGCTGAGGATGGCGCGGCAGGAGCGTTCGATCCTGGCCTTGATGTTGTGGGGTTTGCATCGCTTTTTGATTTGCTTAGTCATGGCTGCGCCTACCGCTTTTCTCATGGTATCCATGCTTGGCCTCAGCCAGCTTCCTCGCCGCTATTGCATCAGCCAAATCTTTGAAGTACCCCAGGTTTATTCGACGGCCGTCAACCGTAATTCTCGCGACCCACGGGCCCGTGGGGCGATGCTTACGAACTCCCATAATCCCGGATGCACTATCGCGACGGACAGCTCTGTTTCTGTTGTTCTCTTGCCTTGTGACAGAGCGAAGATTGCACCAACGGTTATCAGTTATAACGCCATTGATGTGATCGATCTGCTCAGGAGGAAACTCACCTGTCATAATCAACCAAGCCAAACGATGAGCCAGATATTGCTTGGCTGTTAGTCTTATGCGGAGATAGCCACGTCCATTGACGGTTCCCGCCGCCGACCCGGCCTTGGCGCGGCTGCTAGTCTTGACCCTTCTTGTGAAAACCCCGGTTTCTGGCTCGTAATGCAGAAGCTCTCGAGCTTCATCAGCAGTTATGTTCCTCATGCTGCCTCCCGGGTTTCCCCTTGGATGGGGAAGTCTATTTCGTACTCGGCGATCAGCCGTAGAAGTACCTTGGCGTTGATCTCAAGCTGCCTGGCGCAGGCCGCCCGGGTACAGCCGATATCCCGAATAGCCTTGATGCGCTCGACCAGGGCGCGATCCCTTGCCAGTGCTGATGGGCAGCGGAACCGGAGGCCGTTATGGCCCGCGATACGCTTGAGCACTGCGCGAGTGATATCCAGCTCGGCTGACATTTGGTCCTGGGTTAGGCCCTCAAGAATCATCGCTTTGATCCTTGGGGCCAGTGCTTCGCCGTCCTTCGCTGATAGCCGGTTGAACTTGACGTCGTGTGAGTCTGCGATGCGACGTGCGGTGCGATCGCCGATGTTCAGCCCCTTCGCTGCGGCGCAGATGCCTTTGTGGCGGTAGGCCTGCATCTTCTCGGCTATGTCCGCTTCGTAGGCCTTCTTCTTGGCGTCCTTAGCGGCGCGGATCGCGAAGTTGCGCTGGGCTGGTGACTTCTCGCTGGCCGCCGACGGCGCGATAGGCTCGCTGTTGAACGGGGCCGGGTTGAACAGGCTTCGGCTGATCGGGACCACTTCAATCACCTTGTCGCGAGATAGGTACTCGTCCATGGCTTGGGCCAGCCAGGCGCGGTCCGTGTCTTTCTGCTGGATGCTGCTGAGTTCAAGGCTGATCATGCTGCAATCCCCAACACCTTGTTCATGCGCTCGTCGAGGATTTCGTAGAAGGTCTTCACCCGCTCCGAGAGCTTGCGAATCAGCGCTTCGTCCCGGTGGGTGCGCTTTACGAAGAGTGGCATGCCAGGCCAGTAGCAGATGAAGTCGATCCACTCTCGCTCCGACACCCACAGTCCGCCCTGGCACTGGGCAACGTGCTCTTTCGGTATCGTTCCACCCAGGATCACGTCGACCTGAAGTTTCGGAAGTTTGGTTTTGATCTCGGTCAAACCCTTGTCGCCGACTAGGGCGTCGGGCGAATAGCCTATGCCGTGGTTGAGAATGATCCCGACTTCTGTCGTTTCTACTTCTTCGCTGTCGCAGTACAGCCTGCGGGCGACGCCTTCCAACTCATGGCCGCGCTCGGTATGGCGGTTGCCGGTGAAAGGATCGGCCGCCTCCCCGGTAATGCGCTCTCCAATCAGTGTGTTCATGTAGGTGAAGGCGGCGACACCAAAGCCAGCCTCGCCCTTGCCGTCGACCAGTAAGCAGTCCAACTCAGAGCAGGTGACTATGCCCAGGCGCAGCTCAAGCCATTCAGGAGTGCCCTGCGCTATATCGGTAATAACTTGCATGGTTCACTCCTGGGGCCGGCTTGCGGCCTTTCTGATCCGTGCTGACACTGCATCGAATTCGGATTTGAAGACATTCGCTGCGCACCCATACTTCGCCGCGAAGTTGTCTTGCAGTACTGGGCTGCACTTCTTCAGCATGGCGTCGAGCTGGGCGGCCTGGCTGGCGGTGATGACTGGCTCAGGTGGCGGCGGGGCGTTTCCGTCGTTGTCCTCATTCACTGTGACCACGTTGAAGATATCCATGGTCAAGTACCGACGGCCGTAGCTATGGGTGGAACCGTGGGCATGCACGCCGGTTTTGTTTGCCTTGCCAGCGATGCCGGCGGAGTCAAGCGGCAGGTCCATCATGTAGCGCTTCGTGTGACCATGCTCATGCATCACGTCACAAACAATGCGGACATGCCCGGCCAGAGGCGAGTCGTCGGTACCGAAAGAGAGCGAAAACCCTTCATCGGTGTATTCGGGACTGATTTGTTGGTCGATATCCTCGAGCTTTGCATAGTTGCTGCTGGTCTGAGCGTTGAAAGCCCTCTTCGCGACCGGCTTGATTCGGCGCTGCGCCCTTACCATTGCCGCGTTGAATGCCGCCGATGCTTGTCGGTCCACGAATCGCTCGTGCATCTGCATCAAGCGCTCCATCTTGTCCACGTCGACAGTTGGGTCAGCTGCTGCGCGCTGAATCATCTGGATCATCATCGCCGACTCGGTGGCCGGCGCCACGCCCGATGGCGTCTCGACCCGCTGGACGTCGGTTTGCCTTTCGGCAATGGCTGCTTGGCTCATGGGAACCTCAGTACTGAATTGAAATGGCGGGGATCTTGCGCTGAGCGATCAGGGTGATTGCCTGCTTTGCGCATTCCTCGGTCATGCCGCCGGCGATGAAGGCTTCCAGGGCGGCGCGATTGATCTTGGCCTTGTGCGCCTTGTCAGCTTCGCGCAGCTTTTCCTGGCGGATAATTTCGTCCGCTGCGGCTTTCTGGCGGGCAATCTCATCGAGACGCGCTTTTTCGACGGCTTGCTTCTGGTCTTCGATTGCTTGCAGGCGGTCGCGCTCGGCCTTCTGGTCCGACTCGTTCTTCTCGCGCTTGGCCTGTTCGGCTTTGCGTTCGGCTTCAGCGGCGGCCAGCTTCAGGTCGTTCTCCCGCTTCTCGGCTGCTGCTTTCTCCTCTCGTGCGCGCTGAGCGGCGGCATCACGCTCACGCTGAGCCTTCTCCTCTGCTTCGCGGGTTGCGCGCTCGGTGGCCTCGCGGGCAATCTCTGCGTCACGGTCACGCTGGGCCTGGGCTTCCGCTTTGGCGCGCAGCCGGACCAGTTCGGCCTGCTCGGCCTCGTATCGAGCTCGCTCTGCGTGCAAGGCTCGCAGCTTGATCAGCGTTTGGTCTTTCACCTGGGCGGCTTCAGCCAGGAACTCTTCCCACGAATCGTCCAGGGCCAGCAGCTCTAGGTCGCCAATGATTTGCGCAACGTGCGCAGCGGTCGGCGACTCCTCGAATCGGGCCATAGCCTTAATGGATTCGACCCCGTCGTTGTGCTTGTCGACCCGGGCGTCTTCTGCTGCCTGCCAATCATCCAGTGGCTTGCGCACTTCCTTCTGCCACAGCTCCAGCGTGTCCCATACGCGCTTGCGCTCGGCGTCGATCAGCTTCGGGATCTCCTTTTGCTTAGCGGAAATCTCTTTGCCTACCGCTTCAAGTGCAGTTTTCGATTTCGCAATCGAATGAGCCATTGATGCGTAAGCCTCACGACCCTTGCGAGTTTTGAGGTCTGGCAGCACCTTCTTGAACTCGTCAACCTTTGCTCGCACCTGGTCAAGCCAAGGATCAAGCCCGTTCGGTTTGCTGTAGACGGCCAGGGCGGTTTCTGCGGGCGGCACTACGGCCAGTTCGGTATTTGCGGACACGAGCGAATCCTTGCCGCGACGTGCGCAGCGCTTGAAGAGTTGGTTTATTGAGTGATGTGACCGGCGTAGGCGCTGGCAAGCATCCAGGCGGTGCAGAACAGAAGGACGATGGCTGAGCCGCGCCAGGCGTAGAGCCTGCGTTGGCGCTGGCGGGCGCTCACCGGAGCACCTGCGATAGCTGAGGCGCCTGACATGCACTTCGTGCATCGCGCTGAGTCATGTAGTCGAACATAACCAGGAGAACGGCGGTGCCGAGGATCCAGTAGAGGGCTTTCATGGCCGAATCCTCACAGCAATTCGACCGCCCTTCATGGTCACAGAAAGCGGCGCCTTCAGGTCGCGGACCAGGTCATCGCGCTTGCGGCCGATCACTTCATTGAACGGCAGGCCGAAGCCGAGGATGGCGATTCGACGTTCGATGTCATCCATCTGCTCGTCGATCAGCGATTTCACGATAGGAGTGGACATATCAAGGCTCCCTTCAAGTGGCCGTTGCGCTCAACGAACTTGGCGTCCAGCGCATCCCGGTAACGGTTGGCGGTGCGTGAATCAATGATCTCGGCGAACTCGGCCATTTCGATCATGCCCATGACGAAGGTGCGGTCGGGCGCCGGAGTGCAGGACCTGGACATCTTCGCGACTTCCAGGTCCAGGCGGGCCATGGTGGCTTGCTGGCTCATAGCAGGCCGTCCTCGGCCTGGGCGATCAGGGCGTCATCGACCAGGGGTCGAAGTAGGCCCTCCGCGATTTCGCCGAGCTTGCCGAAGGGGTGGTCGCTGGGTCCGAGCAATTCGGCGATGGCGTTCTTGTCTGGCCGGCCAGCGGAGAGCAGCAGCCAGCCCAGGGCAGGGGAGTGAACCTTGCAGTCCGCCAGCCGGCCGTTCACATGCTCATCCACGGCTAGAGCCAGGTCCGCCACGGTCACGCCTTGAGGCTGGCGCATCCGGCGCTGGAACTTCACGTCCTGGCCCAGGAGCAGGTCTTCAACTGCGTTGTACAGCCACTCAGCCCGCGCAACCTCCCTAGAGCTTTCGCTCACCGATGGAGGCAACTTCGCGTCGTGCATGGCCTGACAGATATTCAGTGCTAAGGTCATTGTTGCCTCCAGGGTGGCGGGTCAATCGGTGTAGGCGATGTACTTGAATTTGCCGCCGCCGAAACGTTCGAAGCGGCCGCCGAACGTGCCGATCACCAGCTTTCGCACCTCATCAATGGTCGTGCCTTCGGGATAGACGCCTTCGCAGATTTGAGACGAATTGGTGTGCGACTTGATCCTGTAATCGATCTTCGTCGGGTCGAGCGGCCGAGGCTCCCAGCTCCGATAGTTGCCGGTGGACTTGTCGACGTTGACGATGAAGTCATTGATCACCTCGTCGTCCGCCTCATCCCATTCGCACGCATCACAGAAATGGCGCGGCGCGGTGCAGGCGGAGCAGGGTGGGCTGATGTGGCAGCTACAGTTTTCTGCCTTGCGCATTTGAATGGCGCCCTTGCAGCCGTTACGACGACAGGTGTCGCCTTCGCAATATCCGAAATCGCTCATGGCGACCTCCAGTGTTTGGGGTTAGGCGGCAGCTGCCGACTCGTCCTTGTCGTATTTCTCACCGCAGAACATGCAGTAGTTAGCCAGCATGCTCATCGACCTCTTTTTGTCCTTCATCACGCCAGCCTTGGTCGGGGCCTGAAACGTCACTTCAATGGGCATGACCTGCTTGAACTGCGCCTTCTGCCCGCCAAACATCATTGCGTAGCCGGTCAGTCGCGCACTCAAGCCCTTGAATCCTTCCGGTAGATCGGCGGGCAGAGCCTCAAGCAGCCGCGCCTCGGTATCTTGTTTGCAAGTACACATTGCTGATTCCTCAGTCGTTGGTTCACCTGTATTCGTCAACACTCCTTCCTCCCGCTGCCGATGGGCGCGGGGTGAGTGCTGACGCAATAGAGGCGGGGGAAGGGGTTCCGCATGTGCGGGCTGCTGCTACCTTTCGGCTCCCTCCCGGTGGGATGTGCAGTGGGCCCCGGGCTCTCCCGGCCGCGAACTCGCAACCCTGTGGAGATTGATGCAGATGCCCGGCTGCCAATTGCCGGGTTTATCCCTTTCGGGTTTTCCTGAGCGCCTACGTCTCTTGTGGCGATTCATCTGCAGTGATGCAGGTGGGCGGTTATAGGCCGCAGTTTCGTCCGCATCGGTAGAGCACCTTGTCTTGCCCGCAGCCCCAGGTACACGCCGGTTTCGCAGCCGATCGCATGTGCGATTGGTCAAGGTGCTCTCCGATACGGCCTGGACATGCCTTCCGGCGCCAGGGGATCGGGCAGTTAACGACAGGCTGTCGTGGCGCTGGTTATTCAGTTGAGGTGCATGGCGAGCATTGCTCGGTCCATGAGCGCCAGCTCAGTTGTGCTATTCATGATCCGGCGCAGCTCACTCTCGCCGCCGGCAATCCCAGCAACGGCCGCTACTACACCGAGGCGACCCTTGCTATCTGCGCTGCGTAGAGCTTGTCTGATGCGTTCGTCCTGCTTGCTGTCTGTCAGGTTCATCGCTGTGACTCCCGGTTGTTTTCCAGATGCCCACCACTCTGGATGGGCATCGGTGAAAAGGTCCGTCATGCTGCTTATCGGGACACAGCACGGATCGTCGATAGCGGCACCTTTGCTTCAATCATCCGCGACAGGCTGTAAGGAACCGTGCTGCCGTTCTGCTTTGCCAGTCGGCACTGTCTGCGACATTCCTTGTCCGCTGCTTCCTGATTGTTGGAGCATCCGAATTTCTGCATTTCCGTTTCTCCGGTTGTTTTCCCAATGCACCCGTCACCAGATGCATCAGTGAAAATTTCCGTCATGCTGCTTTCCGTGCCAGGCGCCGATGCAGCAGCGCGGCTTTCACCGCTTCTCGCCTCAAGCTCTTCATGCCCTGGCGCTTTGCTGCTCCAGCCGTCAGGCGGCACATGAACTGCTGTTCTTTGTGTTGGTCCTTGCTCATCGTCTTGCCCTCCGCTGATTTCCAATGCCGCCTCATAGAAGCGGCATCAGTAAATCTGTGGGTGTTTCATCTCCACCACGCGCATCGCCCGATTCATATCTCTAATCTGCGTCACACATTTCGTGACCGGTGTTCTTCGCAGATCGGCTTGCGTGGTTTCGCGTACTCACATCTGGTGAGCACGGCCAGTTCCAGAGCTGGCATGGCATCGACTATTTGTTGCTCGCACTTACCGGATGAAACCCGGGGTAGTCGATGGCGAGGATCCTGAGTTGTTAAAGAGCGGTGGGTCTGTTGAGGCCCTGGCGAGTCGCTGTGGCGTCTCGATGGATGAAATATAGGGTAGCCTTTATTTTGAGTCAACAGGTTTACCTTTATTTTTTTACAGGCGTAAAAAAACCCGCAGATGGCGGGTTTCGAAATCAAGTTTCGATCTTTGAAGGTCAGAGCTTGCTCGCGGCGCTGTTAGTTTTTGCCTCTCGCTCTGCGGCTTTTTTCTCGGTAGCAGCGATGTCGCTGATCGTGGCAGCAGAAGTGTTGATGTCTCCCGCGAACTTCTGGATCGTGATGCTGACCTTCGATCCGCGCCACGAAAGTGTTTCATTGGTGAAAGAGGCGCCTCCTTTAGTTTTGACGATCTCGCTGGTACTGCTCAGCGGGGCGCCGTATTTAGTGGTGAATAGCGCCGCTAGCTGCGAAAAGTTATCGCTGTTGGTGGTCAGATAAAAAGACTCGACTCCAGCCCCGCCAGCAAAAACAGAGAGAGAGTAGCCGAAGCCTACAGGTGGGCCACCGCGAACCGTGTACAGATTCGTGTAGGGTGGCTCGTGGCACATTTGTTTTTGGATGCCGACACCGGGAGGACAGGCAGGCAGGGCCGCATCTACTTTCTGGTCAAAGCGCAGCCCCATGAAACTGTCAGGCTCCTTTGCCCAACGGGTCTCCGCAGGCTTCTTCGCCGCCAATACGGGCGTGGCGATGACGGCTGAAAGCAAAATAAAAGCGCATATGGATTTCATGGGGTCCCTCCGTTGATTGGAGGGCGATTTTACCATCACGGTGATGGCACAGTCATGGGGAAGAAGTGCTACTTGAGGCTAGTACAGCACAGAAGACCAAAAGACCTTTCCGAGCACCACAATGCCTTTTTCGCTGAGTTCTTGCGCTGTGTATTCCTCATCCTTGTGCTCATCGATATTAAAACTGCGCATCCTGATTCCGCCCCCAGGTATCCGGTAGAGCGTTTTTACGCGCAGCTCGCCATCATGGTTTACGGCATACATTTTCCCGTCTTTGACTAAGG